AAGGTCCACAAACACGTCCTCCTCAAACTCGTCAAACCACGGTATATAACCGGCCAGCGTGTAGGCTTTAAGCTCCACACGTTCCGCGCCCTTCGGTTTGCTTCCCTTTATCTGCTGGCCGTATGCCGTCAGCCAGTGCAGTTCAACCCCGCCGCGTTCCCTTGTCGGCAGAAACACGCTCGGCCCCATCATCGGCCGGTGGCGCACAAGCGGCATCATCACGCTTTTTTTCGCCGCGTCCTGCATCAACTCGGTTTCATATATCGGGTTTATCAAATACTGGTCGTTGGTCGCCATGTTTCCCATCGGACTGCCCAGCGGTGCCTTAACCTTCCAACCCTTGTCATCCCAGCTTACCTCTCGCGGGTTTGTCCAGTTGTCCGCTTTCAGGTTGGGGGTAAAGGCAAGGTCGGCAAGCGTTTTCTGGTTCCCCGCCCATGCCGCCGCTATCCCTTTGCCAAGGTTGTAAAGAAGTTCCCGGCGTGTAAGCTCCGTTGGGTGCCTTGCTTGTGTTTTTATCTCGTCGCGCAGGTTTTTTACGGTCCCCTCCAGTGCCGCAACCTGTGCCGATTGACTGCCGGAAATCGTCTCAAGTGCCTTCGCCATTTCCTCAATCAGTGTCTCCTTGTCCCGGAAATACTCGGCGGCCTTCGCCGGGTCGGTAAAGCCGCACTCCTCAATCCTCCGCATGTCGGCAAGCTTCTTCTTGATTGCCCTCAAAATTTCGTCCACGTTACGCTCCTGTATTGCCGTTTATGATATTTCCCCAAAAAGAGGGAAAGCCGAAACCGTTCAAATTACTACCGGCCTTTTCCGGTTCCTCGCTTTTCGCCAGCGCGAAGGGGTTGGCCGGCACGTTGCAAATCGAAAACTCCAGCAGTTCCTGTTTGCGAAAAATCAATGTAGTATCGTCCCCTTCGCCCCTTGCCGGTATCTCTATCTCGATAACCCGAAACCCCACCGACCCCGCGCGGATAACCCCCGCCTTCACCCTCTGCCCAATCGACCATCCAAACCTGTCAAACTCCCTGTCGTTAAAACTTACAATACCATGAAGCCCCCGCCCGTCCACGGCCAGCCCCTCCATTTTCCCAATGGCCGGTATGTCGTACCTGTGCGCCCATTCCACCACCGGGTTCTGCATATACCTTTCGTAGTCCCAGCCCGTGGGGTCTATCCGCTCGCCGTGCCGGTCCAGGTCGAAAGTCGAAAGCGTCCACGGATAGCCCCGCCCGCTTTCCCCCCCGTCGGTCAGCGTCAAAGGCACCGCCGCGATTAGCTTCACGTCCCCGCACACTTTCCGAACCCCTTCCGCGTCCTTCCCAATCCCAAGAAAACGCATCAGTCCGTTTTTCCCCACCGTCAGGGTTTCGCCCCGCCCGTTTCGCAATATCATTTTTCCCTCCCGGCCTTCGTCTTCTTCCCCGCGCGTTTTTCCGGTTTCGGGCTTACCGTGTAGTCGGTCGGCAGTTCGTTCAATTCGTCGTTCGTAATAATCCCGGCGTTAAGCGCGGCCCTAAGCATCTCGTTTCCGTTCCGTATGTTCAGCGACTTGAAAATGTTCGCCCTGTGCGAAATCACCGTCCGCCGCGATATTTTCAGCCGCAGTCCTATTTCCGTTTCCGAAAACCCACGGCATCCCAGCTTTAGCACTTCCAACTGTCTGTCGCTTACCCTTTTCGCCGGCATGGGCAGTTCCGGCCTTAGCGCGATCCGTTCCTTCACGCCCTGGCTTATATAGCCGCCGCCGTCACGTATTACCGCCAGCCCCTTCTTAAACTCGTCCATACCCTCAAAAAGGTTAATGTAGGACTTCGCGCCGTTGACGATAAAATACATCGCCAAATCGTCCGTAAAGTCGTGTATGTTCACCGCCGCCACGTTCAGCCACGGAAAAGCCTTTATCAAATCCAGCAACATATAGGGTGTCGAAAGCCCGTAGAATTTACTGCCGATAAAAACCACATCCGGCCGCATCCCCTCTATCACCGCGTTCAGTCCGTCCATTTCGCGTTTGGTAAAAACCACGTCATGAAACCCCAGTTCGTCGAAAAACATTTTCCACGTCCCGAAAAGTTTTTCCTCCCTGCTCACGATTAACGTCCCACCGCTCATGCCTCATTCCCCCATCGTGCTTTTTGATGCTTTATTTTCATGCATGGAGTCAAGGTTCCTTGGTCGGTGCCACACATCGCCCCACGGTTTCGGCTTCATGCCCCGTTCCCTCAATACGTCGTTAATGGTTTTTATACCCGCCGTTATCTCCGCAATGTCCCTTCGGCTCTGCGAGTCCTCGCTCTCCTGTAGCTCCGGCACGTCCCGCAAATCAAATACGCCCCTTTCCGCCAGTCCGTGCCGCATAAAAAAACAGCTTTCCAAAATACTTTCAAACTGCCGCAGTATCGGTATCAGCGTATATTTCCAAAACGCGCTGTGCTGTTCCGCCGTGTCCTTGCCGGAAAGCGCGCTCGTTCTGTCGCTAATGTTCGCCACCCTCGGCGGTATCCCGTACTTGGCCAGTATCGTGTACAGGTTCCAGCGTTTTAATTCAAAAAGCTTCACAACTTCCGGTGTAAAGCTCAAAGCCTCAAAACTCGTTCCCTTGCCCAGCACCGCGATTTTCCTTCCCGCCTTTACAGCCCCGTATTTGCTTTCCCACCGCCTTTCCAGTATGTCCGCCTCCTCCGGCCTCAAGGTCTGTTCGGTTTTTAAAACGCCCTGCGGTATGGCGTTGTTTTTAAGCAGGGTTGAATTAGCTTTATTTGCATAGTAATCCTGTTCAAGCTCCAGCCCCAGCGACACCAGCGGATTAACACCCCGCGTGGGGTTCCACGGGTTCCAGTCCCTAAAATGTATTAACTCGTCGGGCAGTATCGGTAAAAGCTCCGTTCCGGTCTGCAAAAACCAGCGGCGCGGGCCATAGCCTGTTTCAATCTCCCCGCGATACTCGCCCTCGTGCCGCATCCGCCTGGGGTCAAGCACGAATATTTCCCTCGGTATCCCGCCGCCGTAGTCCGGTCCGTACCACCAGAACGCCTCGCCCTCCAGAAACCACCATGCGGCTGTCTCCTTCCAAAGGTCGTACCGGTTCAGTGTCCTGTTCGGCCTGAAAAACAGGTCGTGGATCGGCCCGTTGTCCAACTCCGCGCCGTCCCTCCGTATCGTAAAATCCGCGCGGGCTATGTTCCTAATCAAAATATTTACCGCAATGTTTACCCAGGAATGGTAAAGATATGAGCTTTCGTGAAAAATCGGCGCGGCATCCCGCGAGCCTCCAAAGCCGTCGTCAACGCTTGCCTGTTCGCGTTTGCCGTCCGTGTCCGGTCTGCCTTCGTTTTTGTTTTTAGCCGTTTTCAACCTTTGGAAAATGCTCATTGCATTATTACCCCGTGTTGCACGTCCGAAAAAACCGCGTAACGCAAAGCATCCAGATAGTGGTCGTTCGTCTTTATAATCTCCCCCGCCTCGTTGCGGCAGTAGTCCCAAATCTCCGAAAGAACGCCGTTGCAACATTCACAAACGAAAAACTGGCCCCTTTCTATTTTGGCGTTTATGTAGTCAATCCCGCTTTCGACGGAGTTGTTCGCCTTTGTTCCGCCCCTCACTTCCTGTATGCGTTCCCCACCCGCAGGGTCGCAGTACACAGGCATTCCCACCCCGTCCGGGCATTCAAGCAACCCCCTCGCGCCAACCTCGTCATTAAAAGAGCTTGTCGTCATGTTGAAGGCCCCATAGTCGCCAATCACGTAAACCGTGTCACCGACCCAGCCTATTTTGACGAAAGATATGTTAAGCCCGAAATCCTGACCGCCGGCATATCGGTCAAACTCCGGTGGCATATCGCATTTTTTGACAATCATGCTTTCATCGAACCGGTCGTAAATCACCCCCTCGGCCTTTACCCATAACCCGTCCCTAAACCGCGCCTTTTGTTTTTCCGGCAAAACGTCCAGTATGTCGCGTATATAGTCGTCCGGAAGGTTTGTCTTGTTGTCCTCCGGGTTTAGGATCATGGAGTCGTAAAGTTCCGCCTTCCGTAACGGCTCGCCGGTCATAAAGGCGCGTTTAAGCACGAATATCTTGTATGCCCAGTGCAGGGGCGAACCGGGGTTGCAGTCGTAGTAAAACAAATTGCGGCACCCGTCAATCTTCATGGCAAGCCGCGAATATGCCGTGGTTACCGTTACATAGCTAAGTTGCGAAACCTCGTTAAAATAAATCGTGTTGTACTCATGCCCCAGTATCTTGTCGGCCTGTTCCTTGTCGCCAAGCCCCCCAATCCATATCTCCGAACCGTTGAATAATGTTATAACGCTTTCATGCACCAGATAGTTATAGCCGCCCTTGCCAATCGTGTTATCCAGCCATGGGAAAAGCGTTTCCCGCAACACGGAAGACCTCGCATCCTTGGCGCGGTAACGGCAAATAAGATGCCGGCTCCCCGGAAACCGCAGGGCCCGAAATATTATAGCCATTACAAGCACGGTCGTTTTCCCCGAACGCGAGCCGCCAAAAAGCAGTATGTGTTTTGCGCCGCTTTTAAGCAGGGCAAGGGCTTTTTTTTGTACCGCCGTCGGCTTGAACACTGTCGTGGTTCCCACGCTTCCCCCTACAGTCCCTGAAAGTCCGGGGTAAAAACAAGCTCCCCCTGCCTTTGCTCCGGCTTGCCGTTTCCGTTTGTCGCAATCAGCCCCGCCGCGTCGCGTTCCGCCTTTATCGCCGCCTCCACCCAGTCCGTCAACGTTCCGTGCGTCAAGTCCGCCGGATCCATCAGGTCAAGTTTCCGGCTAACAACGTCAAGCATTTTCCCGGTAACTTGGCGGTGCCTTTCCCCTTGCGCCTCTATCGTTTTTCGCATTTCGGCAATTCGCAGCTTCTCGGCGTACTTGTCAAAGTCCCCGGCCCTTTCCTTCCAGCGGTAAACCACGGCCCACTTTCGCCATACCGTGTATCGCTTCGCCCTGATTTTTTCGTCGGTCTCCACGCTGTCCACCGCCTTCCGCACGTTTCTTTCAGGACCAAAATCCCTGTATACGCGAAACGCCGCGTAAGCCGCCGAGCTTTCGCAGTTCAGCTTCTCCCAGCTCTCAAACGGCATAAATCCGGCGGTTCCCGCGTCGTTCAGTGCTTCGTCAATAACCCTGTCGATGGCCGTCATTCCCCCGCATCCTCCGGTTCCCCGTTTTGGAAAAGTTCAACCTGTAATCCGTCCGTTTCATCGTTTCCGGTTTTCATGCCGCCGCCCTCAACCCATTTTTCAATTTCCGAAACCCTAAACCGTATGCTGGCCCTTATGCGCCTGTACGGTATCCCGTCGGTTTGTACCCAGCGTCTAATGGTCTGCGGTCTTAGTCTTAGGTGTTCCGCAAGCTCGCCAATCGTCAAATATTTTTCCAAACCCTGCCCCGCATTTTTTTTGTTTTTCCGCCCCTGCTAAACCATATCCCCCTTCGGCGTATATTGATATACAAAAAGTGAGCAAGTTTTTTATTGTTCGTCATTTATGTTCCTCCCGCTTTTTCCGTG